CGCATCGTATTGGCTCTTAGCCTTCTTCAATGCTCCTACGCCAGCAAGACCAGCTTCACCTATGGCACCGCCAAGTGTTGGGTTCTTGGATGCCATCAATGCTAGACCAGCTTGAGCAAGTGCCATCCACTTGTCTGAATCCTTATCAGCTTCTCTGTCTGAAAGCATCTGAGCTATGCGAGCTTCCAACCCTGTAGCTGCACCACCAGTGGGAACAATGCCACCACCACCGCCAGCGCCACCGCCACCACCATCTTTTGCAGAAGTGGTTCCCACACTATCAGTTACAACTGGAGCTAATGCTGATGCAATACCTTGCTCCAATGCAGGATCACCACCGCCTAAAGTCGGTGTGCCTGTTGCCGCTGCCATATCGACTACAGAATCATCAAGCTGCAATGCCTCTGGGTCTGGAGAAAAACCTGTTGGAGTTAATCTTGAGGGTTGATTTGGGCTATCTGACGAAACTACATCCCTATTGAAAATATCGACAAGGCCGCTTCCTTGAAGTGTTTCACCAACAATGCTTGGGGTCTCAAGGCCACCAATGTCGAGAGAGGCTGGGACAAAAGGACTGTCTGGGTCTATAAGACCAGTATCTGGATCCACTCCTCTAGTGCCAATTGGCATCGTGCCTACAGGAGACTGTGTGAAGTCTGCGCCTTGGTTCTGTGCAACGTCTATTGCTTGCATGGCCTCGCCGCCACTAACCCCAACCAGCTTTCCACCAGCAACTTTAAACATATTGCCAGCATCGTTCACCAAATACTCTGTGCCGCCACTGACTACTGGGCTAAGGCCTAGCTCTGATATGCCTCTTTGACGGGCAGCTTCATCTGCCGCTTGGGCTTGTTCTAAATCTGGGAAGAAACCAATTGCTGTTGTTTCTGGTCCAGTAACATCAGGCATTCTGTAAGTGTCATCAGTAACGGGCTGAGATAAAACATCTACAGGCAGAGATCCACCCGGCCTACCGCCCCTCATTTCTTGACTTTTAAGGAATGCGTCCAGACCTTTTTGTTTCTCAAGATCTTCTCTTGCTATTTGATCTGGAGTTTTGGGTGGCAGTAAGTTCTTTGATATATCATCATAGAAATCTTCGCTCTCATCCATATAGTCCTTGCCACCACGGTAGCCTCTAAATTCAGTTTCAGGATTATCTACTCCAGCATATTCAGCAAATACTGATTCCGGTGGAAGATTCATATTGCTAAAGAGCAGCCGCTCTTCAGCCATATCCTGTGGAGTCCTTACCTTTCCAAGCATTCGCTCGTTATAGTTTCTTATTGCGTCTGCGTTTGTGTACTGCCCACCTTCATATGGTTGCGCCTGATCGCCCTGAGACTGTGCAAGTATTGCCTTTCCTCTTTCTACAGGATTTTCAATATCAGATAGAAGTTGTGTAAAGTTGCGGGGCTGACCTTGTGGTACAGGCACTGCCATCGCCATGTCTTCTTGGGAGATACGTTGGTCTGTTGTTAAATCAAGATCAACAGTTGGGCTTACTTCACTAATACTTGGCCCAGATAAATTAGATCTCTGCTCTGCTCTTGCCAAAGCATCCCCACCAAACGTATCAAATTCAGGACTCATTGCGTCTATCAACGCTTGCTGCTGATTAATTGCTGTCTGAGTTGAGTCTGTAAGTGTAGCAGGTCTCTCCCCACCCATGCCAAGACTAGGCGGTACTGCTGGGCGAGTGTCTGTAACCTCCATTGACGCAGGGCTAAACGGCCTATCTGAACTCAACGTGGAATCAAGAGTTGGACGCTCTGGAGCGGCTTCTTGTAACACTTCTGATCCTAAAGGTGCGGCAGATTCATCTTCAACTTTTGGTGGTGTTTCTAAAGAAGCCTTGACTGCCTCAGCAACCTCATCACTGACAGGCCTGCCAAGGGCATCTTGTACATCACCATCAGCAAATACAAAGTAGCCTCTTCCATTGTACTCCACTTGAGTGCGACCACCCTTAGCCATACGCACGATACCACCTTCAGCCATGCGCTGTGGTGCCCGTGTCGCTGCCGCTGGCATCATCTCATTCATGCCAGTGTTTTGTGCAATAGAACTTTTTGGAGCCATAGCTTTGGCAGCATCAGCAATACCACCTTGTGGCATACCCGCAGCCATCACTACTTCTTCAGCTACAGTGGGCATATCTTGTGCCTCTCTGCGCTTGAAGTCATCACGCATACGCTGACGCCGCTTCAACTCCGCTGTGATAAACACAGGCGGGGCCATCCCTGTGGGCATTTGCATTTCTTTTACTAGAGCCTGATCAGGTAGGTCTTTAAGGGCTTCAGTTTGCTCTAAGATGTTCATCCTGTTAATCCTCTATACAGGCCCAATCCAGATATACCCGCCCCCAAGGCTTGCTGTATTGGATTATATGCTTGATAGGTGGCTGTACTGATATCAGGTTGTACAGGCACACCGCTAAGCAAACCAGCAAACCTTTCATATTGACGCATTGGGTAGTCTTGCTGACGCAAGAAATCCTGATACGCAAGGTCAAGTCTTGCCTGATCTTCGCCCCTAATGTCACGACCAACAGTCTCAAGTAGCTGGGCACCCTGTATGTCTGCTGCCCTTGCTCTCTCACCGTAGTCTACAAGCCCTCTACCAGCCCCCAGAGCAGCCTGATACGCAGCCAGCCCCTGACCTGCACCAAACTGTCTTGACGCTTCTCTAGCAGACTGTACCCGCGCTCTCTCAGCCGCTTCTGCGTTCTGTATTCTAGCTGCTTCGTCCAAGCTAATGCCTTGTGTGCGAGCAAGTTCCGCAGCCTCTGCTGATTGTACCCGTGCTGCCTCATCAAGGCTAATACCCTGCGTCCTTGCAAGCTCTGCCGCTCTGGATTGCTGTGTTCTTGCTGCCTCTGCCGCACTAGACGCTTCTGTACGGGCGACCTCTCCGATATCAATGCCTTGAACTCTAGCAGCCTCTGCTGCGCGGCGAGCGTCAACATCCATCTGTGCTGCCCTATCGGACTCAAATGCCTTCATTGCTTGCTGGAATGCGGCCTGACTTCCAGCCGCTTGGATATCACCAAGCTGCTCTCGCAAACCTTCTTCTGCCATGCCTTGCTGCACAGCCTGACGCGATCCACCAAAGGCCCCTGCGGTTACTGCTCCTGCGTCCCTTGCAGCTTGACTTCTGCCAAAATCCTCACGAGCCTCTCGCTTTTGAACATCCACCACATTCTGCATGTATGGGTCCATGTACTGCTGAACCTCTGCGCCTGTGAACTGACGGGCTGGATCAAATCCAAACTCACTAGCCCTCTGCGCTTGGAATTGTGACTCGTTGAACCCAGCAAAAGGATCTGCGCTGCCAGCTTGAAAGCCACTATACGGGTCAGCACGACCAGCTTGGAAGCCTGTGTATGGGTCAAATGCTGCTGTGTTGTAGTTTGCTAAGCCCTCAAGTCCAGCGATACCTCTGCGCTGTAACCCCGCTGCCTCTCCAAGTCCACCAATGGGGCTTTCAGCAATACCACGAACCATTGCGCGAGATGTATTAATATCACCATAGTTTGATGATCCCGCAATACGCTCACCACCATACGGCACATATGTGGATTCACCCGCAAGATCCCCATAAGCAGGATCATCAGGATAGAATGGCTGTGTGGCTTCTTCAGATCCCTTCAGAAGTCTACGAAAGTACGGGTCTGCATAATCTGGCAGACTTACTGTTCTTGTGGTGCCGCCAGCGGGTGCCTGCTGTGATCCCTTGCCCATCCTATAACTCCATGCGGTATGCTATATACTCTGAATAAAAGCCGTTCCCCCGTAAAGCTCTTTCCCAACCTTTTCTGCCGTAACCTTCAAGATGTTGGCAGTCATTTTCTTTTGCGAACCGACCTATCGTTTCAATAACAGTGTCTTTCCACTTATGTAGCTTAGTGCCACCAACAAAATCAAGAACCATAGCCCTGCGTCTTGGGTATGTTGCTATCCTTGTTGTTATCGCAGCCACCATATTATCCTCTTCATCAAGAACTACCCAAAGAACGTATATGTCTCTAAGGATTCCATCTAAAACATCTAAGATGTTTATCTTCCCCCTAGATGTATCCTCAACGCTCTTCCTTAGTAACTCTTCAACATCCTTCCAAACATGCTTTACAGCTTCTTTAGGAACTGTGCTAACTCTCAACCCCCACCATCTCCCTTATTTTTTCTGGAGCTTTGTCCTCAGACTGATTGATGATGTCTAAAAACTCACTGCCAAATTCATCTTGAATAGCCTTAGTTGTAGGCTGTCTCATGACGAACTCCCCCTCAGTGAGAAGAACATCTTGCTCACCGTCCATTGTAGCAGGGATCATGTCATCTTCACCAGACCCATCACCCATGCCCTCAACCATTCCTTTGTCACCATTAGCAAAGCGTTCAATGGTGTCATCCAATGCACCTGACTGTACCTTCTCAACTAGATCTCTTAGTGCTTCCTCGCCGTACTCACTAAGGAATATGCCAAGTGCAACCTCTGGTGCGTCAGACAATCCTTTGATTGCCTTAACAGCCTCAACGATCACATCCTTTTCATTCATGTCTTCTGGTGCTTCCACCTCACCACCCTCTGCAAACCCTTGTAAGGTTGCGGGCATACCACCCTGAAGGTCTACACGCGCGAATAGATCTTCAGGAATGCGGTTAAGGTTAGGCAACATATCAAACCCGTTGTTGGAGTCAGGCCGCATTGGTCTAGCAAAAGGATCTATGGGCTGTGGTCCAAAATTGGTGTCATATAATGGCAGTTGGGGTGTTGGGAAAATTGAATCCGATATGCCCAAAAACTGCCGCTGTTGGAATACATTTGGACCAAATCTATTCTTAGCCATCGTCTCAACTTCTTGGATAAATGGCTTAACCTTTTCGCCAGTAGTTGAGTTAATGCCCTGTGTAAGCGCATTAGCTAATGGATTAAACGCTGGATGTCCATACTGATTTTGTGGGAAAAGCTGACCAGCATGACCAAGACCCAATATCCCACCGCCACGCATCTTCTTTACCTCACCACCTTCAGAAAACATATTGCCATACATACCAGCAGGGGGCCTGTAGTTACTTGCATAATTAGTGAAGGGAAGATCCTCTTCAGCTTCAGGCTGTGCCATAGGTGGACTGTAACTGATCATAGTTTCTTCAGCCGTGCTGTCTGGATTTTTCTTGGACTGATAAGATCTAATGCGAGGCATAGGCGGCGGAATGTCGTAAGTTTTCTTCTCTGGCATTTTCATAGTGGGTGGATTCATTGCGCTACCAACCAATGCGGCAGTGCCCACACCGGGAAGCACCGCGCCAGCTAACCCACCTTGTAAACTTTTATTTGTTACGCTCTGTAGGAATGCGTTTTTACCGCCCTCTACTGCTGATGCCTTGATGGCAGCTTGAGCCGCGCCCTCTGTGCCACCGATTGCTCCAGATAAAGCTGCGTTGCCACCACCAGTGAGTGCCCCCATAGCCTTACCGCCTAAGCCAGCTATCAATCCAGTTTGGATTCCCTTACCTACATCTCCTGTCTCAAGGAATGATCCCAGACCCGCACCTATGCCAGCTAATGTAGGTGCGCTAAGTCCACCCAGAAAAGTTGCGGCTGCACCAGCACCAAGCATACCAGAGCCAGCAAGAGCAGGTAATCCAAATCCTAAGAGTAAGGGTAGAGCCATCTGTTTACCTCAAAGTTTTGTAGATCATAACATCTACATCGTAAAAGTTCAATTGAACTAATCTATCAGTTCAAAGTGCGGTCCATCAATGAAGGGCCTGCGTCCTTGGCTCCTTCTTAAATCTATGTAGGCGTTCATTGCCTCTTCCATTGTGCCTTCCCATTTGCGGATATCCATTGGGTATGGCATGTCAGGTGTGCCCCAAGCAGCGCCCCAGCAAATAGGAACTCCAAGCTGTGTTGCCGACTCTTTGATAGCGTCAGCGAGATCATCATAGACAGAGAGTTCCCATGATGCCCTGCCATTTATAAAGGCCATGATATCGAAGGCTTTACCCTCAAGGTGCTTGGACTTCATGGTTTGACTGGCACCCTTGTCAACAAGTTCTTTCTGCTGTTCAAGAGTTCTCATGCCCTGCACCACACCAAAGTCTGTCTTGGTCATGGTTATCGCCATCTTGACTACGGCTTGTAGCCGATCATCAATTCCCTCAAGCCTATCAAGGCTACGTCTGCTAAGTTTAAAACTCATATCATTTCCTCTTAAAAAAGGCTTGCGCCCCGCGCACACCAAAACTGGCTGAAATTGCAATTCCAAGGCTATAAAAATACCAGTCGGGAGCTTTAGAAAGCTGCTCAAACCCACGGTCAACCCAACCCTCAGCGCCCGGAATGAACGCCAAAATCAAAGGTATCGACAAGACAATAACGAACCATTCGTCCTTCCAGCTAGACTTAGCACCCTCTGCCATGATGCGTTCCCAGTCGGCAACGCTTGTCTTTTCAGACAATAAAATCTGGGCTTTAGCTTTCGCCTCAGTAAGTTTTAGCTCAGCATCGGCAGCGTTCTTATCAGCCTTACCCTGCAGCCATGATCCAGCAAGGTTAGCTATTGGCCCTAGTGCAGCGGTGAAGATACTCATACGCCCTGACCCTGTACCATTGCACGACCGCGCTCATACTCGTCGTTCATCATCTGCCTACCACCTAACCTATAGTAGTTCTCAGCAGCATAACGCATCGCAGGGCTAATGTTAGACCTGTCTGCTAACCCCATAATACCTCTTAACTGTGGTGGCATCTGAGGCATTGGCAGCATTGGCATCTGTGGAGGTGGTGGTGCTGGTGGGGTGGGTTGTGTGCCCTCCACTGGCGGCAAGATGCCACCACCCTGCTCTTGCTGCATACGCATACGGTTACGCAAGAACGCATTGTTTGGGTTAAAGGTTGTTGACTCTGGGTCAGAAGCTCCAGCGGGCGCAGTTGCAACTGGGGCTGGGGCTGGAGAGCTATCCTTTGAGCTATTTCTGTCCATAAACGCCAGCAAGTCTTTGCTTTGTTGGTAGTCTGTTATATCTTCACCAGCCTCGTTTACATTATACGGCAAACCCAAAAAGTTCTTTCCGTAATAAGTTCCATCAGGGCGTTGATATATAGTCTGCTCTGTATATGGATTGGTGTAGGGTAAATCTACATTGCTAGTGTCATAAGCCACCTGACCCAAAGTGCTAATGGGGCTTATGAAGGGTTCTATTAACCCAATTCTCTGGTCTTGCTCCCTCAATGCAGCAACAGAATTAGCGTATGGAGTTGTTGGCGAATTAGAAAAATCTGGTTCTCCTTCCAGCTTTTCAATCGCCGCTCTCTCCGCTGGGGTCATATTAAGCATAAAGGTTGGAGTGCTACCTGCGGCTGGCTTATAAGTATTTCCTGAAGCTATGTTTGGCTGAAAATCAGAAGCTATATTATTGTTGCTATCTTGCCCACCACCCTGATCAGCCGCACTTTCATTGGATTGTGTCTCTGCATAAGTCGGTCTACGCGGTGGTCTTTTTGATGTCTTGGGGGCTAGACTGCTGCCGCTCCCACCACCGCCAAATGTCATTCCGCTAATATTACCACTTGGTATAGTATAAGCTGTCATTACTTAGACCCCGCTTCTTTGCTCATCCAGATGCCAAAGCAACCTGTGAGTGCGCCCATGCAGACAGATACCAGACCTGCCGACTGTGTGGTGTGTGCCTCTGGTGGCAAACTCATAAACCAATGCACGGCCTGATAGGTCAGCACCGTTACAACAAACATCATCAGGCGGGGAAACACCTTCCAGTCATCTATGATATTCTTAGCCATGTCAGTCTCCTACGTTGATACCGCTGCCCGTGTATCAACACGCAGCCAATTAGATCCATCACCAAACGCAACAACAGGGCTACCTGCTGCCCCATCAGAAACGTATATTAATGTGCCAGTCTCAACGGTTGGTAATGTTGATACTGTATATGTGGGCAGTGGCATACCTACAGTATTTTTTGCTGCCGTAGCAGACTTTAGCCTAAGTACCGTATTGCTTTCGTATACAGTGCCAACCTCGTCTATCGCCTGTGCAGATGCTGGGATCTCAATGAGTATAGGCTTTGCTATAGCAGGGTTTGTAATCTGAGTTGCAAACACAGAGAACGCACGAACCACCTCTGCCATATACTGTTGTGTATACTGGGGCGGTGGTACAGGAAAGAATGGTACTGGAGCTATGGACATTATCTTCTCCCGTCAGATCTTATATCAACGCGGGGGATACCCAGACGCCACAATACATCCGCATCTGTTGACTGGATCTTAAATGTAAAGCTACGGCCTCGCAGTCTGGTCTGATATTGGCTCGTATACTGATCAACAGGCACATTAGATGTCTTTGTAATAGTATCAGTATTGGTTGTTTGGACTACCTGACCGGGCGCGTTCTTTGCACTCAAGATAAAATCTACCGTGGTATTATCTACATTTGTCTCTCTGAAGTTCAGATCAGGGATTACTCTGGTGACAAAAGAGAATTGGTTTCCGTCAGAAACTCCAAGATCACCCGACTCAATAAAGGATGTCATGGCAGCACCGTCTGCTTTTGCACCCACCTCATGGTTAAACAAATAGTTGTCTGTACCTGTCCCCACAGGCAGTGAAGATATCCCACGATCAAGCCATGCTGTGCGATCTAAGGTGCCTATATACCAGATGCCTTCTTGGTAGTTATAAACTACATACTTGTCATTCTCATTGGAACTTGCAGACGGGTAAAACCACCACACCTCAGAGAACGATATGTTTGATCCCGCAACAACCTTATCAGACTGTGCAGAGTTGAAGTCATCAAACACATGGTCACGAACCGTGCAAGGCAGACGTTGCACCGCACCGTTGTAAGCATAAAACTCTGCTGCGCCCATCCAGTATACAGCGTCATCCACGGCAACTGCCGCTTTTGGGGCAGCAATACTTATGTTGCTAGAGATAAGGTTAATACCAAAGGTAAACGGTGGCCCGATAAACTGCATTGCGTAGATAGCAACGTCAGTAAATACTAGGATTTGCTGCCTTGTTTCTACTGCTTGTACAATCTTTGAGCCAGAATCAATCCGCAGATCACCCGCTGTATTTGTAGTAGTGGGATACCAATCAATAGGGTTTTCTTGGCTTGAGAACCTTATCAGCATTGGGTCTTGAGTCTCATCACCTTTTGGAGCAGACGAACTTCCCCCCAAACCATCCGCGCCAAAAGCGATTACATGCCTGTCACGATCTGACAAAAGTATTTGCGCGGCCTTTTGAGGCACAGATGTTGGCGTTCCCGTCAACGTAGAAAGTTCTATGCCCCTTGTGGTCACACCGTTTGTTTTATCCCAATAGAACACCTGACCATTGCGCTCGTTAAAGATAAGGTCTTCACCAAAGTTATCGTGGGACCAAATACGCAAGTTTGTTTCCGCAGTCTGCGTACCCGTGGCAGGAGCTTCGCCCCAGCCGTTAAAGTTATTTGCGCTGTCAGTATTACCAAGGGTGAGGAATATATTTGCGCCATTAGAATGTGTAGCAGGACTGGTTCCGTTGGCACCGCGAGCAACAGTCAACGTATCCGTGGCGACAGAGGATACCGTCATAAGTTCGCTGCCCACCAAAACAACGTCATTTGTTGCAAAGTTTGAGCCTTGTCCTGTGGCTACATCTACCCCTGTCTCAGAAGCGTCCAGATCCTCTGCTATAGTAGTTTGGAAGGCACTATTGTTCGTACCACCCCAAAGTCCAGCGCCCCAACCAGCGCCCTCAACGGAAGAGTTTAGGCCTGTGCCTATTTGATAAGTGCCCACAACACTGCCGCCGCCATTACCCGTGTCGCTACTGTTAGCGTTTACAGCCGTAGCATTCAGCCCACCTGTAACTGTAATACTAGGAATGGTGCTAACAGTACGGGCAGATATCTTGTACTTGTTACCGTTTACAACCTCTGTGACTTGATACTCTTGGTTCAGTATAGCGGCTGTTATGTTGCCGCCTAAAGATGCCGCCCCAGAAAAAGTTACAAAGTCATTAACAACACAGCCGTGATTCACATCTGTAACCGTGATAACTGGCGACCCGTTTGTGGCAGCGAAAGTAACATCTCCCGCAGATGTGGTTAATCTGATGGGCGTAATGTCGTTATATGCAGTTCCTTGCTTGATGTAATACTTTTGCTCTGTACCTACACCTAGAAATTTTTCACCATTAAGAGCGACCCACTCATGCAAGCCACGGCACAGCCCAAGAAAAGCGTTACCTGAGTTCTTTTCCCACCCGTTAAGCTTCTCTGGATATCCAAACCTAAAACGTACCTTATCACAATCAACCCAACCGTTCTCCTCAGAGTACGGGGTAATCTCTTTGTTTATTCCAGCTTTAAATCTTAGGTCTGTATAAGCCATTAGCTAATTGTTCCATTGGCGTTTACGTCACCCGTAACAGTCAAGTTGCCGCTAGAATCTATTCTCATTTTATTAACACCGTTATAGGCAAAAGTAAGATTGGTTCCGCTTGCGGTAGCTGTCCAATTCTGAGTCCCCCCAGAAACCGTAAAACCCGGAATAGTAACTGTGCCCGTAAAAGTGGGAGACGCAATTGGAGATTTTGCGTTTAACTGCGTTTGGATAGCAGACGTTACACCATCAACGTAATTTAGTTCTGCCGTTGTAGCAGTAACACCGTCCATTATGTTAAGCTCTGCCGTTGTGGCAGTAAGCCCATCTAAAATATCAAGTTCAGTTGTCGTTACGCCTGATACTGTAATATCTCCACCAGAGTCAGATATTAAGGCACGGCTTGCTGTTAGATCTGACATGCGAACCACGGCCTTGCCACCCATACCAGAATGGTTGGAGCAATAGTAGTACAACACCGCAGGGGCATCTTGCTCTAGTTTTACTTGCGTGTAAGCACCCGCACTTCCCGGCGTTCCCGCAGTTGTAACCCCCGTGGTAAATGGGGCAGAGGGCGAGTTGTTATCATTGGTTGAAAACCGCAACGGATGTCCACTATTAGAACTATCAGACTGATCAAACCTGTATGTAACAGAAGGCTTTATCTCCACCGTCTGTTGTAAAGATCCATCTATATAATATCTATTGCCAGCACCGGGATTTGCTACCGTAACCGCTACAGTTCCAAGGGGCATTTTACCATCTATTTGGGTTTGAATTGCAGACGTAACTCCGTCCACATAATTTAGCTCCGCAGCCGTGGCTGTAATGGATGTGCCCGCGATCTGTAGCGTTGTGGCGTTTACCTCGCCAGATGAACCGTAGATCACAGCCTTACTGTTAGCGATAGTGCCCGCCGCTGAACCGTCCAGTAAATTTAATTCTACGCCAGATGTTGTGACGCTAGTAGCACCAACATTGAATGGACTAGATAGATCTGTCACATTCTGCACCGCAGCGGTAAAGTCGGTTACTGCCGCGCCAGACCCAGCGCCATCCGCAAGAACAATAGATCCTTTACCAACCTCAATTGTTACGTTTGCGCCAGATCCTTGAGTAATAATCAAGGCAGCATTTGTAGAGTTTAAGATCATATACACTCTGGCTTTATCATTCTGTGACAAAGTTACAGTACATGTGCCGCCCGGTGATCCCGTAAACTTTATGGCCTTATAGTGCCCGTCTTCCGCAGAAGAAGGCTGTGAAGAAAGGGTCAGGGTATATGTCGTTGAACTAAGAGCGATAGACTCAAAGCCGTTAGCTGCACGATCAAGGATTTGCAGGTTGACGTTTGTACTAGAACCCCATGTACCAGCCTCGTCGCCTGTAGTTATTAGTTTAACGCCGTTTGCGTCTGTATATGTAGCCATCTGAGCGCCTATCTAAAAAGTTCAATTGCACTTAATATACTTTTTATTCCAGTTTTAAGCAACAAGGGTCCATTGTGGGTCTTGTGCAGGTGTTACTCTTATCCAATTTGGATCTTGGTCAGGCAGTATAAGACCGTAAACAGCAGCGCCCCCAATGAATACGGTAATTGAAACGCCCTCTACAGCTTCTCCTAAAATAAATGTAACGTCTTGACCAGACGTACTAAACTGCCCAACGTCCAGTCTTTCCGTAAAGCTAACATTTAAATCAAATCCTGTTAAGGCAAAGGAGCCTGCATCTAAGGATAATTTAAACGCAAAGCCCAGATCAACATCTTGCCCAGTAAGAGCAAAGCTTCCTGCATCTGCGACAAGAATCCTTCTTACCTCAACGTCTACTGCCTGCCCCGTCAATGCAATGGAGCCTTGATCTAACGCAACGCTGCCCTCGAACCTTGTGGTAAGATCTTGCCCTGTTACTGCAAAGCTACCCGCCTCAAGATTGGCAGTCTTCTTAAAGTTTATTGCCTGACCCGTAAGCGCAAATGAACCGTGGTCAATAACCTCTGTTATCTTGCGGTTGGCTGTAAATCCTGTCAGCGCAAAGCTTCCCGCTTCTGCGTTCATAGATTTCTGGAAGTTTAAGTTTTGTCCGTTTGCAGCGAAGCTTCCATGCGCCAACTCTTCACGCATTGCAATCGGTGTACCTACTGCTTGCCCAGTAACCGCAAATGACCCCCTGTCGGGCTGTTCCCGCAAGGCAATTACAGTTCCCGTATCTTGACCCGTCAGTGCAAAGGAACCAAAGCCCAGAACTCTGGATACCTTGGTATCCACATTTTGCATGGTGAGTGCAAACGATCCTTGGTCCAGTATGGCACTTACTTGCACACCAAAGTCTAAGGTCTGTCCTGTAACCGCAAAGCTGCCATGATCGGCGGTCAACCGCAAAGCCTTTTGAAAGTTAGAGGTTTGCCCCGTTAAATTAAAACCACCTGTCTCAAATATTTCGCCAACAAGACCAAACGCGGTTTGGCCTGTAAGGGCAAAGCTACCGTGATCTAATATAGCACTGACATCCAGTACAGGAGAGAAGGCTTGACCTGTTACAGCAAAGCTACCGGCCTCTGCGGGCAAACCTTTTCCAGCAATCATACTGTTTTCTTGACCTGATACAGCAAAAGAACCTGTCGCAAGACTAGCGGAAACATTTAAAGGTGCAGCCTGACCCGTGACTGCAAAGCTACCCGCTCCAAAGTCCTCGTTCATAGCTATGTTAGGGGTGAGTGTCTGACCAGAAACAGCAAACGTGCCCGTGCCAAAACCATCGCTCAGAGCTATTGTAGTTCCAGCCGCCTGACCCGTAGCAGCAAAAGAACCATGATCTAGGCTAACAATAATAATCTCATGTCCAGAAGACGCGAGTGCAGAACCTGCTATGGGGCTGTAACCTAACATAGCAAGAAACTAACATTGTTTTTAGTTTGAGTCACCCTCATATCGACAGGTCCACATGGTCAAGCTATACTTCTTTCCCCCACGCAAAGGCAGAACCTTATGCCCATGTGTTACCATAGACGGAAACAAAATGCACTGCCCAACTTTTACATCCTTGTTTGTAAACTCTTGTCTAGGAAAAACAAGCTCCGCACCAGCGTAATTATCATTGAGCTTTACGCTGCCTGTGAACAAAGATGCGTCTGTATGCAGACCTAGTTCTGTCTGCGTGTCTATAGAATATCGCATGGTAAACGCATCACGCAATCCAAGGTACGCTTCTGGGTGCCAATGCTTCTCGCATATCTTACTAAGCTTATCTGCCCATTGCTCTGATATCTCGTCCCACAAACCTAATTCTTTTAACCGTATTTCTTGCGCTGGAAACTTATCGCCATCAAGCTCACCCCACCGACCAAGGCTCTCTGACGCTTCAATGTATTGTTGACACTGGACCTCTGACATAAAATCCGTCACCAGTATTTCTGATGCAACCTCTTCGTACTCAAGACCCTTATGATATGCAGGAGATAATATCTCTGCCTCTTCGATATACCCAAATTTATCAGCAAGGTTTTTAAACCTCATCTTTGCGTCATCCCCACCATTCCCATGATAGATACACGGGCAACACATGCTGTTTGCTAGTTGACCGTTGATAACCTCAATGTCGTCATCGCATTGAAAGATGTAACCCTCATAATCTAATTTAACGCTAGGCACTTCCTTATTAAGAAACCGTGAATGTGCCCAAAGTTGATCATCCGATTCGTGTGCAACAGACTCGTTGAAAAAGTTTTTAAGAGCGCCAACTCTTCCCATATACAAGCCACTATTTAAATATCTATAAGGAGTGACTGATGGTGGGAAATTGTTAGATATATCAGGTACGGGCCAACATTCCTTCTCTGCCGCAAAAAGTATATCGCAATCAAAACCTTTAAACCTATCTAATATAACATCTTGGGTTTCATTAATTAGACAATCATAGCCATCCATAAACAGCACTACATCCCCATCGTGCAGAGATTCAAGATGGTTGCGTACAAGATTAATCTTTTGCCCCCCGCCTTGGGCTTCCATCGTGCCCCCCATCCATTTTACATTACGTCCCAGATTTAAGTACGTTATTCCGTGCGCTTTTGCAGATTGCTCTAAAGCCCACATTTTACTTGGATCTGTTCCAACTGTCAGTACATGTACCTGCATAGATTCCCCCTCAATCGTGCTTGGCCTAACTTCTCTAGGTATCTGCTTTACCACCTCTGGTGTAAAGAAAAAGTTCGATTGAACTTTTAGCTTGGCAGGAACCCACTCATCTACAGGGATGATAGCATCCTTGTATCCTTCTATCAATCTCTTGGCGGTTTCTGGTCTAATAGCGTAAGCATGACAATTATACCAATAACCAAGAGTATTAAGACGGTATCCCAACCAAACGCTGTCATGCTCCTTCAATAGGGTGTCTATCGCACTGGGGTCAATGCTATCGTAAACTGCATCTTCTTCAAGGATTATTCCATTGCGATTAGATGCCGCTATCTTTTCCCAAACCCTAAGATGACTTACTGCACAACCAAACTCCGTAACTAGCAAATGCCTGTTAAGTATTGGGTCACGCCACTGTGTATCTCGAACACAGCCCGTCTCTTTCTCTACAGTACTCCAGTCTTTTCCCCGCGCATCATAAGCAGACCCATGCAAAGAAATTTGATATACTAGCGCCACCTTGGACCTTCAAACCAAGAAACAAGACTTTTTCTTGTACCTTTAGTCACAGGTTCAACTCTATGTTTAAGGTAGCTTGGAAAAACTAATACGGTTCCTTTTGCGCGAGAATTTAAATCTGGAGAAGGGCATTCCCCAAACATAAAATTACCCCCTAGATATTCTGACGGGTCAGATAGCTGAACAGTTACACTTAACTTTCTATCTCTAGGGGTATCGCCATCCCAGTTTACATCTATATGCCAATCGTAGTGACCACCCTTTGCAGCATGATACTCTGTATATTGAATGTCACAAATTTTTTCTACATCACAATAAAAGGCATTTTCGTTTGCTGTTTTGACATATTTCCACAATATGTCTTTAACATCGTTGTTACCAGAAATCCACGCAACCTGACTGGATCTTACAGTTTCATCAGAATTACAAAAAGTTGTGGCTGGAGTAGTTTGGATATTATTAACTGCCCCTAAAACCACATTCAACTCATCTCCAGATAAGCCTCCCGACCACATCTGCCAATTTTGCCTAACCATGAATTTATACCCCCATTAATTTATTTATTCTGGTTTAGTCGGCCAAACTACATTGTCTGGAAAACCTTTTTGCTGCGGAACATCCAGTAAATCTTGCCTGTACTGTGTCCATTTCGCTTGTTTTTCTGGCGTAAGGCTATTCCATTTTAAAACGTGGGTTTGCAACGGATCTACAAAATACTCTAAAGAAGCGTCCCTAGAGCGCCTTACATCTTCTGCGGTCAAAGGGGGATCAGAAAAGTTTCCATCCGCATCCACTAATTGACCTATTTTTGCGGAATCACTCTGCACCCAATTGCTGTCAAGGGCGCTTTCAGAAATTACAATATTTGCAACTTTTCCATTTTCAATCACTGCATATTTCATAACAATCTCCTATATTGTAATCACAGAGCAAAATCCCTGCGACCCCGCATAACCATTTGTCAGAAGGTATCCCCAACCGCCCCCTGCTCCATATCCCGTTCCTGCGTTCCCTGCGCTCCCCGGAACAGCAGAGAGGCCACTACGCCCATAAACACGTTGCCTGTAGTAATCACTCGTGCCACTTTGTGTACCTCGACCCAATCCAGTTAAAGGAGTGTTAGAACTCTGAGCCCCGACTATCTTTGAGGTTCCAAGCACAAGTTCTGTTACTTGAGTATCACTATAACCCGATGTGTAACTGCCGTAAGAATTAGCTGGAAAAGAAGTCCTTGAGTTCAAAGTGGGATCATGGAAGCTGCCATCATAACTCTGACCACCCTTACCCCCTGCTGAGAAAACGTAGTCTCCAAAAAGAGTTTCACCACCCGTGGCTCCTGCGGAGGTCTGACTACCCGCTGAACCCCCCGCCCCTACAGTGACAGAAACAGAAGACGGTAACGCAGATAGCAGAATCCATTTAATAGATAGAACACCACCTGTTCCACCTGTTGCACCCGCATTGGCATTAGCCGCTCCACCACCTCCTCCTCCGCCGATGCATGTGACTATTGCAACAGTTCCAACAGAAGGCTTTGTCCAAGTGCCTGACGAGGTAAACGTATCTACGTCAACCAAAGTAACACCCGCGTTTCTTATCGACGTTGCAGATGTTGAATCTAAAGACGCAATGGCCTCTAATCCTAAACTATTATTTATAACGGCGGTTCCGCCGACTTTTATAGCCATCGTCGTGTCCTTTCACTATTAGCTATTAAAATACTAGAACAGAAACAAATCCTTGCGCTCCAGCATAACCGCTTGACAGGAGATAACCCCAACCTCCTCCCGCTCCATACCCTGTTCCTGCGTTCCCTGCACTCCCCGGAACAGCGGAAAGGCCAGTACGTCCATAAGGACGTTGATAGTAATATTCGCCAGTGCCACTTTGTGTACCTCGACCGGGTGCATCCAACACGGTATAAGAGTCCGCCCTTCCTTGTATATATGATTGTCCGATTACATAACGTGTTCTTTGAAGATCCCCATTTCCCGCAGTATAGCTACCATAAGAATTAGCTGGGAAGGAAGTCCTTGTAGAATAACCGGGATAATGCCAGCTACCATTGTAACTTGTACCTCCTCTGCCGCCCGCAGAGAAAACATAATCTCCAAAAAGAGTTTCGCCGCCAAGTCCTCCAGCACTTGATTGAGTCCCCGCCGATCCCCCTGCTCCTACAGTGACAGAAACAGAAGATGGCAAAGCGGACAAAAGAATCCATTTAGTAGTGCAAATACCCCCTTGACCACCTTCACCACCAGCGTTTGCGTTTGCGGCTCCCCCACCGCCTCCACCACCAATACAAGTGATCATTGCAATACTACCGCTGCCCGGCTTGCTCCATGTACTTGAAGAAGTGTAAGTATTTATTGTGCCCGCAGAACCAGAAGGCCCAGTTGGACCCGTAGGACCAGTGCTACCAGTTGGACCTTGTGAACCAGTTGGACCCGTAGGACCAGTATTACCTGTATTACCTGTATTACCTGTTTGACCCTTCTGCCCTTTTTGACCTGTAGGGCCTGTGCCACCAGTCGGACCCTGCGAACCAGTTGGACCTGTCGGTCCTGTTGATCCTGTCGGCCCTGTACTACCAGTTTGACCCTTTTGGCCTTTCTGGCCTTTCTGACCCGTGGGGCCTGTCGGCCCCGTAGGACCGTTTGGACCCGTGGAGCCTGTCGGTCCAGTTGGACCCGTGCCGCCAGTATTACCTACTTCACCCTTCTGGCCCTTTTGCCCCGTTGGGCCTGTGGGGCCTGTGGGGCCTGTTCCACCCGTATTGCCAACCTCACCCTTCTGGCCCTTTTGACCAGTCGGACCCGTAGGCCCTGTGCCGCCTGTAGGCCCTGTGCCACCTGTCGCGCCTACCTCACCCTTTTGGCCCTTTTGACCTTGGGGTCCATTGGGACCAGTTGGTCCGTTTGGCCCTGTAGGGCCAGTTGCACCTGTCGGGCCAGTAGGCCCAGTCGGTCCCTGCAACGCTGCATTAGCAATCGTCTGCTTTTCCCAAGCGGAAGCACTTACATCGTAAACAGGAATAAGATCAGAGGAACCCGCATCTGTGCCCGTAGCGAAACCTGTAAGAGAAGATCCTACATTTGAGCTGTCTGTTACGTCAGCATTGGTTTCTACGGTATCTAACTTTGTACCATCAGTTGCGATATCGCGTCCATCAACCGTGCCCGTAACTGCCAAGTTACCCGTAACCGTGGCCCCAGAAGATGTTGCTGCAACCTTGGTAGACCCTGCGTTCTGCAAGATATTTAAGTCACTGGCTACCGCGCTAATAAAGACAACAGCATTCCCCGCGAGGCTGATGGCATTATCTGAGTTTGAACTCTCTTGCACAGTTCTTGTAAGGGTTGTGCCAGAGGCGGTATATGTACCAGTCCCTATTTCAAAGTTAGAAAGTTCTTCAATGACGTACTGTACTACGTCACCGTTACTAACCCCAGCATCCGCGAAACTCTGAAACCCCGTAGACGCACTGCCAAGTGTGATTGTGCCAGTACCCGTGGTACTGGTTGTCATCTTGGCTCTGTTAAAGAGCTTCGCCATGATACTGCCTTATGTTAGTTGGATGACACCGTTGCTTGGGCTGAAGTCTAAGGTGAAGGTATCACCGTTGTTCAGCGTCAATGAGGTGCCATAGTCATAGTACCCAATGATTGGATCTGCTGGAGAAGAAACCGTATCATCAAAGATATAGATATAACGGAAGGGGCCAACCGTGCCAGAAGCAGTGAGCGTTAGATCTGCAACAACCAGCTTATATACACCACCAGACTGTGATGATGAGCTTGTAGTCAGGTTGCGAGAAGAACAATTGCTGTAGCTAATCTGTGTAAGATTGCCAACAATACCATTACCATCTGCGGTTGGATTGCTTGATTCACTTCCCGGCGCAGTATTTGTTAGGGCCACCGCAAGCTGGTCGCTTGCTAGATCCATATTGTGGACTGCGTTTACCACAAAATCGTTTACTTTGTTAAAGCTCGCCATTTAGATAACTCCTATCATGCTATGCGAATTATAGCAGATGTGGCATCCGCTACGGGGAATTGTATTTCAAAGGTACTATCACTAGCAACCCTGTCGCTTCCAAAGTCTAACACAGCAACAGCTTTATTGGAAGCACTCGCGTTATAGATCAGTGCCCCCCTTGCTGTAAAGCTTGCGTCAGTCCATGAAATATTATCAAAGTCCACAATAGCAGTTGTGCCAGAGGTCTTTGGAAATGTAGATGTCACTGTCAACGGCTTGCCCCCCGCAGTATATGCCGTTCCAGTTGTGTTAGTAATTTCGTTGGATGTACTATACACAGTAGTATCCGCACCCAAAGACGCAGTACTAGAATACAAAGCTATCCTGAATGTATGTGCATCAAAATCATGCTCTGCCTGTAAAAGCTGAAGCTTAAAAGACGTACATGTTGTTTGAATTATTGCCATACCTTATCTCCTACGCGGCAGGTCGCCTGTATGTATCAGTTCTCAACTTGGCACCCAAAGAAGCCATATTGATAAGGGCTGATGAATATCTTTCGTTATACAACTGAACCATATCGCCTTCGCCCTTCATAAACGTATACGCTTCTATAAGAGATCCGTAAAGCAATGTCGCTTCCGCATTGTCACCAAGCCATGATGTGCCAGAGGTAACGATGGAAGGTGGATCATAATAGTAATGCAACTCCAAGTCGTATGCTGCATCAGGCGTAGGGCCAAGCAAGAAGTTGCCATTACCTGTAGCGGTATCCCCATCAAATATTGCGTAATACTGTGGCAATCCCTGCACTGTGGTATCAGGGTAGGCTTCCCGCACAAAGTTTACCTCTTTGTCCAAAAGGTAAGTATACGTTGTACCATTGATAATAGCTAAGGAGAACGTGGCTAGAAAGTCATCAGGCCTCGCAACATACTTATTGCCAGCGTTTACATTGCCTGTGACATTCCTGCGTAGCTCTGGAATAGTGATATCCCTAAAGATCCGCTCTTCAGCCTGACGCACAAAGTTAGGGATATTGGTCACAAAGGTACTCTCTGTGTTCTCCGTATAGTCTTTGATCGCTTGCGTCAGTTCTGAATAGTTCATTTGAACTTATTCCTCTTGGTACAGGTTATCGAATATTTTGTTGACATCCATAGTATAGTCTAAATCGGATTTTGAATAGTGTATATGTTGAGATGGCTTGAAGTCTGGGGCACCAGCGCCAGTCTCGAACCACGCAGGGTGAGTAACCCTTACACGATTGTTGGGCAGTGCAACCACATTACCAGTCCATTCTCCAGCATCTAGAAGCTGCATAACATGACTTTGTTTATGCTGCGCTGGATCATCTGCTATCTCGCTCTCAGAGTAATCAACAGTAAACATATACTTTGCAGGATACATATTCCCATCTATCTTTGCCAACCAAGGGCACGGTGTTGCCCTGTCTAAGACGTACACAGCGTGATTGTAGGACGAACAGTCCCAAGGCTGGGCATCATGCACAGCCATAGCAGAAGGCCACTCAGTGAGCGGCTCATCGGCTACAAGAGCGGTTATAGGCATTCTCGCCCACATTGCGCCACCGTGTACATTCTCATCTCCTTCTTCATCTGCCTCACATCCCGTAAAGATAACTTGAAAGCTCAAGCATCTATTTGGCATTGTCGTTACCGCTATTGCCATCGCATGTAAGAACTCGCCGTGGTATTGTTCATGATTGTGAGTATACTCACGGCGAACCCAACACTTGAAGTGCGGTATGTTACTCTGCAAATACGCCAATTAATTCCCCCCCAAATTAAATCTATCCGTTTTTGCGGAACCTCTGCGGCTTAGCTGCACCACTACCTCTTGCCATTGTGCCGCCAGCCATTTTTTTAGTTACACCACCCTTGGCATAACCTTTTTTCTTCATAGCCCCGCCTTTTGCGTAGCCCTTTTTCTTCATAGCGCCACCCATCATCTTCTTGGCAACGCCACCCTTTTTCATTTTTCCCACACCATCAGCCGCAAATGCTGGGACACTCTTCCCATTTTTTTTGACCATAGGCATCTTTCCACCTGATTTCATTGCCACAGGTTTTTTCTTTTTCATTGCGCCGCCAGCCATCTTCTTAGTGACGCCGCCTTTCTTATAACCCTTCTTCTTCATCATCACTTTAACTCCTAAGTTATGTTGATAGTAACAGTACCAACTTCAGCCTGCATAAACTGAAGATCGTTCCAAACAGGATTAAACCCAAACAAACCCCGACTCTCCTCTAAAGATGTGTCTGGTCTTGGGTTCTTCAGAGACTGAGGGTCATTTATTTTAACTCTGCCCAAGAAGTTTTGTGGCTGATCTGGGTCAACAACATCACGCCCAACCAGAAATCCAGTCTTCACGCCATTGTTAAACTCAGGCACAAGATCTGCCAAAGGGTATCTAAACCCTGTCTTGTCGCAGTAACCAAAAGCATATTTGCCTCTAGCGTAACTCATCACGCACCCATCATAAATGTGTTGAATGGAACGAACTTAATTGATGCTGTCTCTTCATCCTCACCAGCAGCAAGCTGGAACTGAAACTCGTACTCTTGCTTTAGGTTAGCCGCCATCTGAGGGTTCTTTTTCATAGCAATGTAATATGCCATGCCTGCAACCAAGCAGGGCACGAATCTAGGCGGTACAGAAGATATCGCTGCCCCAACTCCAGATGACAAACCATCAATACCCTTCAACCTAAAATATGATATTGTATAGGCTGTAGTATTATCTGGGACAGGCCACAGGGTTACTTTTGTTTCTGTCGGGAGCCTTTGGACGTAGATCTGGGTCGGCCTACCTTGCGTGTTTTTGTTTGTTTGCTGCGCGTAGGTTGCGACACTGACTCTTTCGAGCGACGTGTCGATTTGGTTTGTGCCCGTTCCAGTACGAATTTGATGTTCGATGATGTCGATTGTGTCCGTAGGAAGGGTATACGTTGCCGTACCCGCTGTAACAGCGAGCGTACCCGCTTCAATAGTGAAGAGATTAAGGCCACGGTTCTGCCACTCCAATGTTAAAAGGTTCAGACTTCTTCGTGCGGTTTTAAGGTCGTATCCAGTACGCATCTCAAGGCCAGCCCTTTCAAAAGCTTCCTCAAAAATCTCTGGCATGTCTGGGGTTACTACAGCCATTATGTCACTACGCTCCTAAACCGTTTGGTTTTCTTTGCAATTTTTTTAGGCTGCTTGGCAACCTGCTTGCCCTTCTTGGTGGCCTCGCGTTTCTTCTTCGTAGTAGCGGCGTACTCCGCAGAGGTCAAAGACTTGATAGCCTTCTCAGGAAGATATCGCTCGCCTGTAGCCTTGCTCCCTTGCGTCGATGGCTTGCCAGACTTTGTTCGCCACTTCTGCTTTGTCCAAGACTTCAAGCTCTTCTGTGACTTCTTGAGCGCCATTAACCTCTATAGCCCCCACCCTTAGCTTTATATTGCTTGGCAAGCATTTGAGCTTTTCTTGCTGACCACTGACCCGGCTTACCACCTTTGCCGCCAGCTTTAATCTTGTTAAACAAGTTCTTCCGCATAGTTGGCTTTGTATAGTTTCCAGCCTCATTGACACGGCTTTTTGTTTTGCCGCCCTTACCCATGCGAATAATCTCAAGATCTTTAGAGTCGTCACCCGTGGAAACTCTGTTCCCTACAAGTTGACTGCCCATCTGAGAACGCGAGATAGCCATTACCACTTCACCTTATCAGCCCAGTATGCAGCACTCATCTTGCCCTTTTTGATATTCTTACCATGACGGGCCTTAAAGCTTGCACGTTTCTTTTTCATTTTGTCGCCTTCGCCAGCTTTTGGTTTCCCTGCTGTCTTAGCGCCCTGCTCTCCAAACCTAATTGTCTTAACCTTTTCACCTTCTTTAGCCACAACAACATGTGACTTCTTTGGGTGACTTGGTGTGCGCTTAGGCTTGTTAAATCCAGAAACCCCCGCCCTTGCTAGGCGAGGATCTTTTTTTGATTTAGCTTTTTTCTCAGCCAAAATGTTACTCCAGTAATAGAGTTATCACTGAACCAGAGCCTGATAGAGCAGACACATAGGCCCCATTGTCAGCGAGAATACCATCATTAGGAAGAAATACATCGTTCCATCCCGCTGGAAGAGTTAAGTCCAGCAGAGTGGCTCCTGATGCGGAGCCATTCTTAATGGTAAAGGCTGTAATGTTAGTGGCATACACCAAGATGCCCTGTATGCGACTTCGTGCGGGGCCAACAACCCCTGCACTAAATCCTGATGTTGAGACATTAAATGCCCGTACTTCTTGACCAGCCATCTAGGCCTCCTTACGGCTGAACAGCCGTATTAAACGCTTGAGCATACATCACTGTTATAACAACTGATCCCGCATTTGTACCTGCACTTGAGGTAGCAGTTAATTTTAAATCAGATGTACCAGTGTTTTTCCATGTAAGTGTACCACCGCCAGAAGCGCCTAACGCTTTAATACCTACAGTAGTTCCAGAAGCAACAGCATTAACTAGAGTCGCTGCACCGCCTACGGTATCACCAACACTAATATTTGTCGTGGTATTAGCAGCCACTTCTAAATCAATGATGATGTCTACGATTTTTGAGTTGGCAGGGATTACTACATTTGTAGCCTCTGCTGCGACAGCGCCGCCAGAAATATCCATTACATGTTGTTGAGTCATTACGACATAACCTACGTTTGCTATGTCTGAACCAACAGTAGTGCCAGTTGTGTTGCGGATGTTGCCAGCCCGTATAGGACCAGAAAAAGTAGTAGTACCCATGTCGATCTCCTGTCTGGGTTAGTCAGACACACCATGTGCCTGTCAGGGATGTGGAGATATTAACATAGAAACAAAAAAAATAAAGGGGC